TCTCTGAAGCTCCGACTGATCTAAATAGGAAATTTCACACAATAAGACAAGGACTTCTTCATCGTGCCAAAGAAATCTCTTAAAAATTATAACAAGGACAACACAGTCATTAAAGGCGTGGATAAGTCCGAGAAAGTTAAGATCTCCAGAAAAGATGACAAAGCAACTGCAACTCTGCCAGTTGGATCATCAGATATTAATGAAGTCTGGAGAATGTTAGAAGAACGAGGATTCTCTCCAGATGACTGGGAGATCCAGAGTCTAACTGTTAACCAGTGGGAAGCTCCATCAACTGATGGCGTTCAACTGTTTGAACAGACTAAAGCGACACTGAAACAAAAACCAAAGTATTTGGGAGAGTTAATCAGTTCACTTGGATCAATTGGGAGTGCTGGTTTCAGTCCTCAACCAAAGCTCAAAGCGAAAGCTAAACAAGAGATGCTTGTGATTCTCGGTGATCACCAACTGCCATTTCGGAATGAGATATTGACTGAACTCTCCCACTCTTTCTTAAATGATCTTAAACCAGATGGTTTAGTGTATATGGGAGATCTTATTGACTTCCCTAACTTGTCACACTTTGCAACGAATCCAGATTTCACATCTACTGTGCAACAAGGGATTGATCTAGGTCATAGAACACTTAGAGATCTAAAAGACTCAGCTGGTCTAAAAAAGGGATCAGAGATGATCTTTATTGAGGGCAATCACGAAGTCAGACTGAGAAAAGCATTAGTTGAGAAACTCCCCCAGCTTTTTGGTATAAAGAAAGCTGATGTGACTGATGATGAAAAGTCTGTCTTGCATTTAGCTTCTTTAATGAGATTTGATGATCTAGGTTGGACTTATTGGGATGAACCATCAGATGTCTATCCTCATCCAGAATACGAAATCGTTAAGGGACTATTTGCCCGACATGGCAACTTTGTTCGAGCAAAGGCAGGAATGTCTGCACTTGCTAACTTGGATCGTGTTGATGGATCAATAATACAAGGACACACGCATCGACTTGCGATCACTCATCATTCAAGATGGACTGGTCAACAGATGAATTTATATACAGCTATCGAGACAGGAACTATGGCAGATCTTAAAGGTCTTGGTTATTCAAAACAACCAGACTGGCAAGGAGGATTCATAACTCTTGTTGTTGATCGCAAAACAAACACATTTCATCCAGAATTAGTGATCTTTAATGAAGACACGATCACTTGGAGAGGATTCTTCTGGAAATACACAACCAAAGGAATTAAAACAAATTATGGATATTAAGTTGAATATGAATCAGCTGATCGTTGGAGGGCTAGGAACTATCCTCACTGGTCTGGTTAGTTGGTTATTTAATACAGTTAGGGCTTTAGAGCTACAAATGGGCATATTGCAGTCTGAAGTCCAAGGAATGATGGACAAGCAATCAGAGTTATTAGGAATCCTTTCATCAGTTGATGCAGAGATCACAGAGATCATCTGGAAGATCGGTGGCAATGGATGATCGGAAAGATTAAAGATAATCTCGCAATCATAGTCACTTCATTCACACTTTTAGGATCTATCGGTGCTGGTTTATCTACTGCAACAGAGATAGTGAATAAACTACAAGGCATCGATGATCGTATGGCGTTTGTTGAGCGAGAGTTTGGCAAATTAAAAGAAGACACAATGGTCACTTCTGACATATCTGTCTTATATGAAAAAGTCTATCAATTAGAACTGGTCAGCAATCAAGCTGATCAATTTCGTGAACAGGTTGCTTATATGCAGTCTCAATTGCAGACTTTAGAACAAACCATCAGAGATGAGGGTTTCGACACACAGAATAAATATATACCAGAGAAATGGGAATGGCAGGATCTAAATGATTCGATCACTCGCATAGAGACTCTAAATCAAACCATTCAAAACAAACAATGGGAAATTGATGATCTAAAGACTCGACTGGCGTATCTAGAAGCAAACAATCACAACCATTAGGAGAAAAAATGTTTAAAGATTTAGATTTTAAAGATCTCGGAGAGCGATCAATCGCAACATTTGTCGAGACATTTATTGCAATGATAACAGCTGAAGCACTAACAGGAAGCGATGGAGATCTACTCAGATCAGCTTTTGTTGGTGGATTAGCTTCTGTCTTGTCACTGCTTAAAACAGTTATGAAAAACTATAATGCAAAAAAATAGCGATCCAAACTTCACTCAAAAGGAGCTACTGCAAATGGTCTTAGAGAAGATCGATAAAATTGAAGAGAAGTTGGATAATAAGCTCGATAAGTCAGAATTTTATAAAGTATTAGGATTGATGGCAACATTGATCCTTATCTTCGCCAGTTTTTCTATGTAGTTAAACAATAAAGGAGATCTGATGTTTAAATGTCCGATTTGTCTTCACGCTAGTTGTTCTCTTAGATGGAACAGACTCATTAATGCACTTGAGTTGCATTGTCACAGGTGTGGTCGTGGAACAAAAGTTCTGTCAGATGATGCTAAAGAAATACATTAAAATTTATTAAAAGGGTGGATTCTTCTGCCCTTTTTTTGTTTTTGTAGAGGTTTTTTTTGTCTTAGGTTTATATAGCTCATTAGCTTTGTGCCAGAGATAATAAACTTCCTTTTTAGTTGATTCATCATCATACTGTTTGTCGAGATCATCTAGGATCTCAGATTCTTTCATCTCTAAAAATAAATTAATCCATTGTTTTAAATATCCACTGTCTTTCATAACTTGCTTTTCAGTTAATCCTTTTCCTTGTAGGTCTGAAGTTATTCTTCTTAATGAAGCTCTCTCCCACAACAAATCTTTTGGATCTTTTATCTTCATATCAGTTGTTTGCAAAATTATATCTGGAGTTGGAAATCTCGAATCAAAATCATTTCCAAATAAAATAAAATCGTTTAGAAAAGACATTATCTCAGAATTTGTTAGTGGTCTCCACTGAATATCTGGGAGATGTTTTAAATTTGCTCGATAATGAGCATTCGACAATCTTAACTGGAGGAGATAATAAGAATGTTCAGTGAAAACTTTAAGAACATCTTTCCAGTGATTTTTGACAAAAGATGGTTCATCAGTCTCCTTTTCCTCCCAGTATTTAATCCCCTTGTTATCAATGCTGATTCCTTGTTCAGATAACCAGAAAGCAAGTTTGTTTTGTGATAAACCACATAAATATTGTCTAACATAAGCAAACCTCTGCTGAATGGTGTTAATCTCAATCTTCTTTTTCATTGACCAATCCTCAGTTGCAAATTCTGGATCATTAAAATAACTTGCAACACCATTGACTTGTCCAAAATGCATCATCACAACTTTTTGAGTTTTTTTAAGACCAAGCCATTTCTCATCAAAGAAATGTTGTGCCTTGTTTGAATACTCTTCAAGTTGTTGCTTTGAATGTTTAGATGGATAAACAATTGATCTAGGTTCTTGATTGTTATTATGAAAAACAATTGCAGAGATGTATGAACCATCTCCATTTAGATTCTGATCAAGTTCACTTATATGATCTTTGTCAGTGACACCATACCAAACAACAAATGTATTCCAGTTTTTCGCAAGAGACATTGATCCAAGAAACTTAACCTCAGCGAGAATTGATTGTTGCATATCATAAGTTGATGCTGTCTTAGTTTTATCAAGATATTTAGCAAACCTTTTAATTGCTGGTGTTGATAGATCAACTTTTGTCTCTAGTATTTCTTTTTCAGTCGTTGGCTTGGTCATCTTTTTAAGCAGACCTCTAGTTGGATATTTCTCATAGGTTGAAAGCATAAGACTGATGATTCGTTTATCAGTTAAAGAAGCATACATTGTGTCAATGCCCTCTTGGTATAGATCATCATCCCAACCAGTGACAATGTTCTTCCAAGCATTTGGATCAATGCCCTCAGCTTTTATCTTTGAACTTTTAGAATTAAATATGAGATTCTGAAATTCAATATCTTTTTTGTCTCTATCTTCCATACAGGAATTGTTGCAGAATTATTTAGTTTGTCAAGAGTATAGGTATAAAGAAAATTTCTTGCCTAACAATGCCATCATAATGACACATAGGTGTTAAAGTATTTATTAGTTAGGTAGAAAATATAGATTCTACCTAGCTAGGAAGACAAAGGGGCAATGTGGTTTTCACACTTGCCCTTTTTAATTATAGGAGATTGAAATGAAAAGATTGCTCTCAGTCAAAGAGATTATGGAGATCACAGGTTGGTCTAAAGCTTTCGCATACAAACTCATTAATTCAAACAAACTTCCAGCAATCCCAACAAATTCAGAAGAGAAGCTCCTCCCAATTCGTGTAGAGATTTCAGAACTAGAAAAGTTGATCAAAGGTGGTGCTGATGTCTAGCAAAGCAAAGCGTGATATTTGGTATCAACTAGATGCAAGATTGTTTGAAAAATTTGAAGTGATGCGAATAGCTCAAGCATTAAAAATAAGTATTAACGAAACAGTTGGAGCATTGGTCAGACTCTGGTCAATATCCATAACACAGTTTCCAGAGGGCAAAGGAGAACTTGTCGCTGGAAAATTAAAGGTGTCTGTCCAAGATCTTCCAGTCATTATGGCATTGGAGAATGATGGACAAGCAATATTTGATGCTCTTGCAGAGTGTCAATGGATCGAAGAGCGTGATGGGATAATTGTCATCCCAAAATGGGATATGAAAATTGGTCAAACCATTATCAAGCTTGAAAAAGATCTCGAACGAAAAAGAAAGCTGGAGGATTAATTATATGTCAGACTTAGCAAACTCCAGCTCTTCTTGGAAAGAGACTGTCTATCCAAAGATTAAAGATGCAATTTTTGAGAAGTTTGTGGATCTAACTCAAACAGATCTACGAATGAGCGAATCTCAGAAAAAGGGCTTTTTTAGAGCTTATCACGATCTAGTTGCACAAGAACCAACTCTTGAAGAGATGGATGTTGCATTCACCTCATACACCGCACACTTTGATCACATACCAAGTCCTTTTGCGTTTTCTAAACACTTCAACAGATTTCGATCTGGAATTATGCCAAACCAAAAGGGTGAAACTATTAAAAAAATTGAGAAACAACAAAAAGAATTAAAAATGTTGCAGTGGATCAAGGAAGCAGAAGCACAAGATGAGTAGAGTCACTTTAAACGAATCTATCCAGTTCCTTAAATCCATAGATGTTTGGCACGAGTTTAAATTCAGCGATGAACAGCTTATGCGTGTTGCTCCAGAGCTTCAAGACTTTGGTCGTGAGGTTCTAACTAGAGCATTAGAGCTGATCAAGACAATGGAGAAAAAACCATCACCAGCAAAGATAATGCAAATGTGTCGTGATCAGCAGGTCATTATAAAAAGTGAACGAGCATTGGAAACAAGTCCAGAGGAAGATCCCTCAACTTGGATGACATCAAAAGAATATGCTCAGTCACAGGGATTTCCAACGCTAACTGCCCTAATAAAGCACAAGATAGAGGAGCAACAAACTTCCGAGGTCGAGCAGACTAACACTGCCCCACAGTCATCTCTGCTCGATCCCTCTATCGAAAATGTTATTGATAGTCTGGAGGATTCTGCGTGAAAAAGAACTCTAAGACTAGAGAGAACCTTGAAATTATATTGAGCTTTTTAGAAGTTGTCTCAGATGCTGGAAAACCAAAACTTTCAAACAATAAACTTGAGAAGAGTGTCTCTGGAACAAGAGACAACTCCCCTTATGACTACAACTTTGCATTCTGGAATGGAAAAAAGCAATCAGTTGAACGCAAGATCTCTGATCTAGCTAAGTTCTGTCTTAAAACTATTGCTCCAGAAGAAAGAAAATCTGTCTCTAAACAGTGCAAAAGAAAAGATTGTGATCTTAAGAACAAAAGAGTTGAGATAGCTCAGAAGTTTTGTGCTGGTTGTGGGAGAAAGTATGAATAAAATCTATACAGCAAACAGATCAAATGTTATAAATATTGAATATGGGCTTGAGAGACTTAAAGGAGAAGCTCAACAAGAGAATTGGCAGAGAGCCAAAAAACTGCACATTCATCTCATCTCTGGTGTTGTTTGCAGAAAAGAAGCTCTTGAGATTTATCCTCGATTTCAAAAAATATCAAAACCAATTTTTGACAAGGACTGGGATCAGTTAAGTAGTAAATCTCCATATTTTTTAGAGAACAAAATTAGCTTAGGCAAAAGAAGAGGGACTTGTTCTTGTAGATGCTCCCTCGAATATATTGCAGATGAAGTCCTTTATGGTGGTGGCTTTCCAAAAGTTAAACCAAATCCTTTTCTTGGTCTAAGGCAAGAAGAAGATTATGGATATCGATTTGATGGAGAAGATCCAGTCAAAGCAAAACTTCCTCCATTCGTTTTTTCAACAAGTCAAAAATTAATCAAGGAAGCTTAAGGAGGTGAAATGAACCAAAAAATTGATCAAGCACTTAGACAAATAGAACTATCAAAGAAAGCAATTAGTGATGCAGAACTTATTCTCGCTGATCTACTGCAAGAAGATAATGTTCCAAGTGTTATTGAGCCAGAACCAATGCAACAAGTCAAAGAAGATATGAAAGAAGTTGGAATGGAGTTCACAGATAAAACTCCTCCTCGAACCGATCTTCAGTGTCCTTTATGCACTTCAAAAGTCTATGACAATAGACCGAACAAAGAATCTGGTCAATATAAAGCGACAGCTCCAGACTTCAGTTGTTCTAATAACAATGACTGCTCTGGTATGACACAAGGAAATCAAAGAATGCTTAGAAAAGCTTGGTGGTTAGATTCAAAAGATCTACCACAAGACTGGATCAATACAACTGTGCCAGTTAGTGCCGATGATGATCGTGTTGTTATAGATCCACCACAAGAGAATGCTGAAGACATCGGCGTTCCATTTAACTAAATACCTAGGAGGTAGAGATATGTCAGAGATTGACAAAGACAGGAAGAAATTCCAAGAACCATACAATTTGGATCATTTATTTGATCCACTAACAGATATGGATGACTCAGACAGCAAAGTCTTTATGGCAGAGACTGAAGAGGAAGCACATAAGATCCTTTTTGCTTATGTTAATAAAGAGATCAAGAAAGTCTGGGATCAGAGCATAAAAGCGTTCAGTGAACTTGATAGCTTAACAAAGAAAATCGGTTCGGTTAGTGAATGGAAATTGGCTAAGACTGTATATAAAAAAGATGACTGGATCGCAACACAAGACAAGATTGCGATGACAGATATTGGAAGTCTTGATTTTTATCAAATTAATAAACTGCAAGATGAGGTTGATCAGTATCGATTGCAAGTTGCTATTGAAAAATTTCAACACATAAGAAATATAAATAAAAACTTAGATGATTTGAGTTTTGAATTAACTCACATAATCAGTCACTTGTCAGAAATTATAAGCGATCCAGATGCTATTGAAGTATTTGAACGCAAAGAGGGAGAAGCTCCCTTTTAACGACTAACAACAAGCTGATCAGTCCATAATTGCCCAATTGTCTTCTGGTCAGCTTTGTTGCATTATATGAACAATGAACTTTTGCCTCTTGGAGAGGTTAAGGAATTAATAAAAGATCCAAACTATCGTTGGCGAGATCGTGCCAATTGTCTTGGTGTAGATGTCAACAGCTTCATTATTGATCGAGATGCTAGAGGAAAGAAGATCGAGAAGATCTATGAGAAAGCTCTCTCCTACTGTGAAGACTGCGATGTCAAAGCTGAGTGCCTCGCATTCGCTATTGAATACAAATGTTTGGATGGTGTCTGGGGAAATCTTCTGCCAGATCAAAGAAAAGGACTGCACAATCATAGAAAGGTGCGTGACTTATTAAAGGAAAGAAAAAGAAAGTGATGAGTGACAAATATAGATGCCAATCTTGTCATTCGATCCTAAAAAGAATAAATGAATCAAATCAATATTATTGTGATCAACCAAGCTCTCAATGTGTCGATTCTCTTCGTGTTTTTAACATAATTTAATCTCAGAGCGACCATAGAGCGACCAAGAGGTTTTTTCCGACTATAATGAATATTATGGAAGTTGAGAAAACCAATAAACATTGGGCTTTTAAGGACTTTCTAATACTTGAAACAGATGTGAATACCACCTTGTCGATAGTTTTTAGAGGTTTTTTTTTAAAGCTCATATTTGAAAGTCTAATTGAACATTGGTCTTTTAAGTCTATGGATTCTCTAATTTCTATGCTGATTCGGAATGAGAGCGACCAAAGAGCGACCATTGACACATCAGCTTCATAATGAAAGGAAGTAATTAAATGAGGAATATTATGAATCCGAAAGAAAGAAGTCCACACAAGGACACTAGAGGAAAGAAAGTTCGTTGGAAAGCGAGTTATTCAATTGAGGTTGATGGCAAAGTAGTTCGCAAACAGATCGGAACTTTTGACACTCAAGCTGAAGCAAAAGCTGAAACAACAAAGAAAGTATCTGAGTTAAAAGCTCTCTATGACAATGAGGTCATTATCTCTGATATGACTTTGATCCAGTTCTTAGAAAAAGAATGGAGATCTTATAGAAGAGAAAGAATGGTTGATCGAGGTGACACTGATCGCTTCATTAGATTAGTTGAGAAGACTTCATTGGCAGAGGTTAGATTGAACAAGATCAATGCCCAGTCACTAAGAAGATTCTGGCTTGAGATTGAGGACATTGTTATTGATAAAGGTTATTCAAAAAGCTATCCCTCTCACACAAGAGGACATCTCAATTCGGCTCTCAACTTAGCTGTTCAGAAGTCTTATATGGCAGACAATATGAACTATAACCTTAAGGGCAAGACTGAACGACTTAACAAATTAGCAAGAGAACAATCTGCAAAAGCTAAGTTCGACAGAACAAAGAAGATCTGGACACCAGAACAGGTTATGAAGTATCTTCCCTTATATAAAACAATGAACAAGAAGCCAAAGAATGTCGATCCGATAATGTGGTGGGCATTTATGACCATTGGTCTCTATACAGGATTAAGAAGAGGTGAATTGTCTGGATTAAGATTCTCTGATTTCGATCGTGAAAAAAGAGTTCTCACAGTTCAAAGAAATGTTCAAGTTAAGAGTCAACCTAGAGAGATCCATATTGTGGATCCCAAAGCTGGATCATTCGGTGATGTGAGCTATGGTGATGAGGTTGAAGAGGTTTTGGATACCTTGGAAATGTATCATCAGATGAATGGCACTATTGACAATGAATATTTGTTGCAATACAGATGGGGTGGGTTAATTGATCCTACTTATTGGACACAGATGTTTATGAGAGTTCAAAAGATTGCTGGGATTCCACATTCAGAAATGCTCCCCTCTGCTCACTATATGAGACATACTCACTTGAGTCTTTTGTCTTTTATGGGCTTTTCAATTAAAGAGATCCAAGAAAGAGCAAGGCACACAGATCCAAGAACAACTTCTGAATTTTATATTCATTTAGTAGAGGGAAAAGATAAAGAGATGGCAGACAAATTCTCTGAGGTATTGAATAAAGAACGAGACTAAATTAGACTGATGTGACTGGGGGCGTTAACTCAGTCTGGCAGAGTGTCACCTCGACAAGGTGAAAGTCATAGGTTCAAATCCTATACGCCCCACAAGATCTGTCTTTCGTGATTTTGAACCAATATTAATTCGATGGACAGATCTATTGATCTTTATTCATCAAACAAAAAAGCGATCGGTGTCTGATTGCGTGATCTTTGTCTTCTTTCTGATGGTTTTTGCAGACATTCATTGCAAGTTGGGATCTTATCTGGATATAAAAGGAAGCGTTTGCCACACATATCGCAGTCAACTAATCGCTTAGTGTTGTCATGTTTGTCATCATAAGGCAGTGCTGATCCCATATAAATAATATAACAGAGACCACTGACATTTCTTTCCAAGGAATTTCCGAGGAAGTTCCAAGGAATGTCCAAGGAGTTTCCATACCTTTTCCAAGGAAAATCTGACATAAGATAAGATAAGACTAGATAAGATAACATCAAGATAAGAGAACATAAGTTATTGCGTCAGCTGAAGCTGACAAATATAGTCAAGCCCTTGAGAAGCAAAATAATCAAGAAATATGGGCAAATTTTTAAATGAGTGACACTTGGGTGGTATTGTTATATTAATCATCCAACAACTATCTCTTGGAAACCTCTTATGATCAACGCAACAGAACATCCCTCTTATAGTTATTTAGCTGAGTTGAATGCTGATGCAGTTATCTTGCCAGAGTTCACTCCAGCATATTTAGGTGTCGGAACAAATGGAACTAAATCAATTGCAGTTTATGACTTCAGTCAATGTGTTATCCAACTGGTAGGACAAGAAGATATGAAACCATCAAAGGCAAAAGAGTTCTTGTTCTTAGATGTGATCAGTCAATTAGATACAGTCAACTCCCCTATGTTCTTAATGGCTAATCCAATGATGCAAGAGATGGTCTGGTTTGATTAAAGCATTAATTGGCTACATAGTTTCGCTGTTAGTAATCATCACAATGTTCGCAATAGTATTGCAAGACTTTAATGAACAGATGGAAACTAATAAAGTTATGATCACAATGCTTAAGGCAGATATTAAGAACCTTGAAAGTATTCAACTTGAAAGCATTAAAGTAGAACCACACAAGCACAGCAATGAGATGTTGGTTAAGAAAGATGATTATGAAAAGGATCTCTACAACCTCAACTGGCAATTAAAAGCTATTGAGGAAAGAGTGATTGAACTTCAGAGATATCATTCTCCATAATGCCAAAGTTCTTTTGCTTAGACTGTGGAAAAGTTTCGCAACAAAGAAGATGTGAGATCCACAGAAATATTATAAAGAAGAGAAAACCTCGGTCGATAACTTATCGGCAAAGGAAATATCGAAAGGATGCAGTCAACAGACACATCGCAATGAATGGATATATCTGCTCTGGTTATAAGAGAAGACCACACTTTGCAACTGATCTGACAGCTGATCATCCAATGCCCACTTCAAAAGGAGGAGATCCATATCAAGATCTCATTGTCTATTGTCGTAGTTGCAACAGTTCAAAGTCAGCATCACTCTAAACAAATTTGTGAGAAGAAATGACTCTATATGCTTAAGAAACTGCTGGGAACTTAGCAAAAACTGACACAAACAGGCACAGAGTTTTGAGGTTTTGGGAGGGGTAGGTCAAAAATGCCTATATCTAGGCAGTGCCGATAT